TAAAGGTTGATTGACCGTGTTGAGGATCGATTATATCCTTGTGCGGCAATAGCTATTACCCAAACCAAATCCCCGATAGGAACCATGTGGCCTCGAAAAAGACAACCCCTTCAGTAAAAAAGTCAACGACTTCAAAGAATGACGCAACGAGGAATTCAAAAGCAACACCAAATAAAACAACTGCAAAAAAAATAAACAAAACTATTGTTAAGAAAGCTGCTGCCAAGAAGGCTGCTCCAAAGAAAGCTGCTCCCAAGAAGAACCCATCCGTGAATTCGAAAGAACAGTCAAGCAGCGGTCTTGCCAATGGAACAAAAAAGGTTACGCCATTTCAAATGGCTAGTACTAAAACTACGACAACACCGGTAATGCAACTTATTGCAAATGTTACAAAGACTGCAACTTCTATCTCTGTACATAGAGATATTCGCTCAGACAAGAGATAAGGTAAGGGCATGATTACTAAAAACTTCACCGCAGCTGAAATTGAATTCAATGACTGGATCCGTATTGGTCTAGAGAAAGGCTGGTGCGGGCCCCCCGTTTGCTACACCCACGACGCCTTGCCTACTTCGCAAGAGGAAGATGACGCGTGGAGCGAGGGAGACGACCCATGCATGCATATTATCCGTCTTTACGAAAACGAAGAGCACATGGAGCAAGTTAAGGAAAATCATTCGCCGAGCGTATGGCGCGATCGTTTCAAGGGATAGTTAGTGCCGCATTACACCGTTACCTGGACTCACAGTATTGAGTGCGAGAGTACCGAGCAAGCTGTGCACGCAGCGTTTAGAGAAATGCTGAAAGCAGGAGTGGGGAACGGCTTGAATAATAGTTTGATTGTTTCTGATGATCAAACTGGCAACTCAGTTGAAATGACTATTCTTGATGGTGTTGTTAAAGTAGAGCCGATGTTGGTAGCGCAACTTCTTGGGTTCAGGCACATCATCTGGGCGGGTCAAGCAAGAAAGTAACTACTTTTTCCTTGCTATCCATCTGTAGGGGGCAAGTACAACGCGTCCAATTTTCCATGTTCGCGACGCCTTGACTGCTTGCAACTCTAGCCTTACTGCCCGCAGCTCTCGTTCGGCTTTTTCTTTTCTGTAGTTTGCTTCGTCGCGTTCTGCCCGCATCCCGATGAATTGATCAGCGCGACGCATTGCCTGAAGTTCTTCCTCGATTGCTGCTTCTGTTTTTTTTGGTGCGTTTTTTTTGCTCATTGCCAAAATATAGTACATGGCAAAGGTTAAAGCAATGAGCTTAGATTTAGGGGTTGTCTATTCCCACATCTCGTAGTTGCTGATGTCAAATTCACGAAATCTTAAAGCTGCCAAGGTGACCGCGAAAGCAGCAAGTGGAGCGATGACAACGAACAATAAAACCTTTTTCATCTTTTACCACTGCAGCATTTTATGATCGCATGGCGCGCTGGGCGGATTGTTTTCAACTCTGATGCAGGGATGAGGCGTTTGACAACTTCCTCTTGCTCTGGAGTCTCTGGGGCTTGGTTCTCTTCGGTGTCTTCCATCTAACAATTGTGACATAAAGATCGTTAATTTCAGAACAGCGGAGGCTGGTTCAGGTCTTCCCCGTTCAAGCCTTTACAGACGTCATGTCGGTAACGAAATTGCTCCTGCTCAATGGACGCCACGGTCTTACCCTTCCCTCTAAGCCAAACAAGGGTCAATCGGCTGACCGTTGAATCAGAAGGCCGCACGGACAGGCCGCAAACATCACAGGAATACATAGGGGTAATTTCATTCATCAAACATCTCCTTGGAGCTATCTATCAATCGCCCGTAGGGCAATGTAGATGATACTCAGAACTATCACGATTATGTAGGTCATAATGAAATTATCCTTTTCTTGTCACGTAGACAAGAATACGTCACTGGACCGACTAATCAGGGGTCTCCGAAGAGAAGTATTGATTCTGCGAAACTGCTAGGATTGGGTTCGAGGTCAGTTGGGCTGAAGTTTTTACTCTTTCAGCAGTTACTCATATTCTGTTGTTCGCTTTAAATAAAAGGTGGATATTTAAAATGAAGTTATATTTTGAGAAGAATGAAGTCGTTTTTGATTTTCCATTTGAAAGATCCCAAGTCGACGAGCTCAAGTCCATTCCTGGAGCCAAATGGGACAAGGGGAACAAGGTCTGGCGACTGCCCGTAACGTCAATTCAAGCCGGGCGCGATTTTGCAATTAAGCATGGGTTCGACGTAACAATTGATGTTCTCAAGTTTGACGCTCCAAAGTTAGGGAAGACGTCTTCGGCTCGGGTAGTAATAGAAGACGACACAATCTTTATGTACTTCTCGTACGAGCGCGTGATAATAAAAGCTGTCAAACAAATACCCGCTGTCTCATGGGACTCCAAACGACACGGGTGGCAAGCTCCCCTGTCTTCTGCATCTAATGTGATTGAGTGGGCCGAAGCTTTCAATGTACCCATTGACGACAAAGTCATCGCAGTCAGTGACGAGATACGTCAAAAAATGAATCAGTTAATCGAGGCCTCCAGATCAACGGACGCACTGATTGAGGTCGAAGCAATAAACGGGGAAATGCTCCCGTACCAAAGGGCTGGGGTTATGTATGCATCAAACGCCCGCCGCACATTCATCGCCGACGAAATGGGGTTGGGAAAATCTCTGCAGGCAATTGCAACCATTGAGTACGTTCAAGATAGTTACCCAGTCGTTGTCGTGTGTCCCCCGAGCCTTGTTCTCAACTGGCAAGCAGAGTACACAAAATGGCTTCCCAATAGAAAAGTCTCAGTAGTTACTAACCGTAAAGATTTTCCAGAGTCTGGCTCATACGACGTAGTCGTGGTTGGTTACAGCAATATCCAGACATGGGAAAAGAAACTATCGAATCATCGCTCGTATGTCTTTGACGAATCCCACTACTGCAAGACACCCACGGCAGCCCGCACCAGGTCGGCAGTAAAGATTGCAAAGTCGGCACCCAAGGAAGGTCTAGTTCTTTGCTTGACCGGCACGCCGGTAACGAATCGCCCCAATGAGTATGCTTCCCAGTTGGAGATTCTCGGAAGACTGAAAGAGTTCGGTGGGCTTTGGGGATTCTATCGTCGATACTGCGGCGCATTTCAAGACCAGTTCGGGCAATGGAACATAAGTGGGCACTCGCACCTTGATGAGTTGAACGAAAGACTACGCTCAGCCTGTTACATCAGACGAACCAAAGATCAAGTGCTTACCGAACTCCCGCCCGTGATACATAGCAGGATAGTTGTCGCAGGAACATCAGCAGGCATGAAGGAGTACGCAAAGGCAGAGAAAGATATTCTGTTTTATATCGCTGAAAGAGCGCGAGAGCTTGCCATTAAAGAGGGAAAAGACTCTAGCTACAAGGCTGCGATGGCTGCGATGATTCGAGCGGAAGCAAATGAGCATTTAGTTCGACTTTCGGTTCTACGTCGTCTCGCAGCAAAGGCGAAGATGGAAGAAGTACTGGAGTGGGTGGCAACCCGTGTAGAAAATGGCAAGAAAGTCGTAGTCGCAGCGCACCACAGAGAGATAGTTGATGAAGTTGCTCGCCGTTACGGAGGAATAAAGATTCAAGGCGGGATGGCGGTAGAGGACGTTGAAGAAAACAAGAGAAAGTTTCAGGAACTCCCCGTAGAGGAAGTTCCAGTCATAGTGCTTTCCATGCAGGCTGCTAAGACTGGTCATACACTCACAGCGTCAGAAGAATGCTTATTCGTTGAACTCCCGTGGACGCCCGCTGACGTAGATCAAACTTTCAGTAGATTGCACAGGTTAGGGCAAAAAGGCAGTGTCACTGCTACCTACATGCTTGCTGCTGGGACTATCGATGAGGACATCTATGAGCTCATTGAACGTAAACGCACAATCGTTGATGCCGCAGTTGATGGCATAGAAGCCATAGACAACGAAGGCGCTGTTCAGCTTATTATGAACCTTCTCAGCAGAGCTAGCTGACTTCCGGAATTTGAGACTCCGTACCGTTTTCAGTACCATTCCTGATTATCTCCTCAGCGATCAATCGTGCGTACTTGCGGCGTAGTCGCCAAATCTTCTTGTTTAACTCGATCATCTCATCGCTTACGCGTGCCTTGATGATTGCTTTATCATCGAAAACCCCGTGTGTGTTAAACATTGCGTCCTGTATGTCTGCGTCTTCTATGATTATGTCCGATATCCAGCCCGCACGCTTGTCTATCGCGAGCATTAAGTCGCAAAGTCCCTCAATGCCAAATTCAGCATGGACTTTATTCACGGCAAGTGAGCAAAAGTTCGTCCGGTAGAGCAACTGTGCTCGTTGGGATTGAGACATGAACTCGGACAGCCATACAGCGAGTTCTTCTCTCGATGGGGTTGCATCCTCGTGCATGAACTCTTCTGAAAACTCGTCTTCGTTATCGGGTTGGTTCATGTGCCCTCGATTTGCTAGTTGCTAATCAAAATAAATAATAACAGTAGTTGGATCTAAGCCCGTGACAACAGATAATCCTGCGCACGCAGCTTCGAACGGGTCACCCATGAATTCGAGTCCATAGACGCAATCGCACGTTCCTTCACTGTCGCATCACGATAATGATCTAGGTATTCTCCGATGGCATTTACCGTTGACCAAGCGTTGAACCCGTAGTTCTTGGCGTTGTTCTCGTTCATGTACACAGCTTTGACAAGCGCAATGATGTTGTCTCTGTTCTTCTGCTGCCTATCCGTCTGCTTGATAGATAAAGGAAACACTTGATTGAGAACATCGTCCATGATTTTCGATGAAGGAGGAACGCTTATGGATAGAAGCTTGTTGGCTGTAGCAGTAAACTCCGTAGCCCATGTGCGTGAAATGCGCAAAACGTCATTCGCCTGCTCCATAGCCCGTTCTGCATTTCGTGTATGCCGCGCTGTGAACACGCGGTTAGCGGCAGAAACTCCAAGGACTACCGTGTTCTTACATACCGCCCGTATGCTCGTGTTGGCGAAGGTGATAGCGATCTTCCCGTCGTGCCCGTTACGGACGAGCAGGTATCTCGCAATCTCGTCGTTTACGCCCATAGGGTCAATGACCAGCGGTCCTAGGTCGATGGATGAAAAGAACTCACGTCCTCCGTTGAGCACTCCACACGTGTCTACTACAGCATCGCCCGATGAGGCTCCGACGATAGCAAGTGCGTAGTCAAGGCATTCACGGTTCTGCTGGACAACGTATCGAGTCCCCACGGTAGCCAATCCATTGAACGTTCCGTCCGGATTGACTCGTACGGTCGCTCTGCTGTCTGGAATCATTACGTATTGACCGTCTGGGTTCCTGATCGGCTGTCCTTGATCGTCACACACCGCAACGCGAGTGGTGACAACGTCGAAATCTGCCTGAGCTGCTGCGAGCATTGCTTCCGCTGTCTGCAAGCCCTCCATCGGCACCCCTAGGCGATGCCAAGGGATTTCCCTGTTGGAATAAGCCATTCTGGCTTGACCGTCTGATGCGAATTCTAACTGATGAGCCATTGCCTGTGTGTCTTCCTATGTAGTTAGATAAATCTATCTGAAGGAAGTGTACAAGGTGCCTAGCGTCGGAGAACGAAACAAACATGATGAAAGAGGCGATTACTATGCAGCAACCCGTAGACGTTGCGGCACAACGATATAAAGCCTCGGGTCTAGAAAGAAAAAGACCTCGAATTTAGAAAAACGGCTC